TTTCTATACCTCCAATCCATACCGTATAATTTTCATTTTTCATTTTATAAGCTCCATGTTGTAAGTTTTTGAGGCTTAACATTATCAGAATAATAACGCTCTATGTCACTCCAAACTGATTCGTAATTATTTTTATTTTCAATTTCACCGCTAGAATCAATTACGCTACATGGTAAAAAAATTCCTGCAGAACGATTGTTTCTTATAAAATTATCAATCATTTTCTTTTGTGTATTATTTAATTTTCTCATTTTAAACCCCTTTTAAAAATATTGAATGATATAACCGTTTTTGAAAGGAATAACAATAGTGTTATCCTTTTAAAATTAAATCGCTTAAATCTTTTAAAATTAAATCTCTTAAATTAAATACATATTCGGGTATATCTTTAGCCTTCAATGTATCGTAAATATCCCCTTCAGGATAAATAGCGTATCTATCGTCAACCATAATAACTTTTTTAAAATATTGCATAGTTAAACCCCTTTTAAATTAAATCGTTATTACTACAATAATTCATAAATCTATCAAAATATTTATGACAATCCTTTTCAGGTATTCCATATTCTTTTAATTCTAAAATATGCTCATTGTCTAAATAAGAGTATTGGAGCTCATAATTCATAAATAAATCAAAAGCAATTTTATAGTTACTTTTATTTTGTTTTATAACCTCAATGTTATTCTTTTTAGTTTGATTCCATTCTTTATTGAAATCTTTATAATTACTTTTTGGAATATAAGCCCCCGCTCCCATATGTATATATGGAGTCATATTTTTATTGTATTGCTCTTTGAATTGACTTTCATTAAAAGCAAAAATAACATTGTATTTTTTAGCTACTATATCAAATTCAATTTTTTCCATTTTAATAATTCCTTTTTAAAATTAAAATTTTGTTACAGCTCAATAATAAACAAAAAAATAATAATGTCAATTTTCTTTGATTTATTTTACTTATCAAAAAATAGATAAAAAAAAGGGAGCGTTTAAACTCCCTCATAAAATTATCAGCTTTAAAAAGGAAAAAAACTAATAATTTTTAAAAAAACTAAAAAACTAAAAAACTAAAAAAACTATATTAGAAAAAATAATACCTAATAAAAAAAATAAAATACAGCAGTTTCTTTTTTTTCTTTTAGTAATAATAAAACTATCCCATTTATTTAACATAAAAAAATTCCTTATTAGTTATTAATTAATGTAAAAAAATTATCATATATTTTTTTCACGTCCGATTTTGGTATATTAAAAACTGATGATAACGCATTTAAATCTCTATCATCGTACGAAAAACTTTTATTTAACTGTTCATTCGCTTGAGAAATACAATTTAAAATACTATTCATTTTTAATTCTGTATTCTTATCTTTAAATTTAATATTCATAAAAAAATTCCTTTTAAAATTAATGTAAAACTATATTTACATAAAAAAAGAAAAAATACAAGAAAAAAATAATCTTTTTAATTGTGGATAACTTGTGGATAAAAAAAATAAAACTATCCACAGGTGCTTAAAAAATAATCAATAAGTAAAACTTATCAAAAACTGTCTTGTGATAAAAAAAATAAAATAAATAAAACTTATCAAAAAACTATCTTTAATAAAAAAAACTTATGACTTAACAAGTGATGAAAAAATAAGCAAAAAAACTAAATCGCCATAAAGGGCATTTCTAGAGCCGTCAACGTACTTTTACACTTTTTGATACTACCATAAGCAAGGTTGACAAAAAACCTCATACAGAGCGATTGTGCAAGACGCTTTGAAACCCTTGCTATCAGGGCGTTTCAGCCTAATAAGTAAAAATTATTAAAACACCTTGTGTGATAAGAAAAAAAAGTTGACATTGTTTAGCAATATGTCATAATGGGTTGTCATTAACAAAAAGGAGAAAAACATGACAACAAAAAAATTAAGACCAATAGTAAATGATGTATTAAAAATTGATGAGATGTGTTTTCAATTAGCTGACCATGACATAGACGTAAATCATTTAAAAATTGGAGATTTAGCAGAAAAGCTAGGTTGCAGATTTCAAGCAGTTAATCAGCACCCTGAATACACTAACAATTATTTAGTAAAAGAGGCTAAATATAGATTGATGGTAGAGTTAGAGTGGGTTGATGAAGACCCAAGCAATAGAGAATACAGAAAGACTGTTAAACAACTAAAAAGATTTATAAACAAATGGGAGGGTAAATAATGAACTGCGATAAAGAGTACGAGTATGTAGTAAAAGAGGTAATTATCGTTAAGGTAGACACCGCTACAGGCGAAGAGGTCTTAAACAGGGATGGCTCAATAAAACACTTTAGACCAAAAGACATGAACGATTACTTGAATGTTGAGTTTTATGACGAAGAAGTGGAGGTGATGTAATGACAACAGAAAAAATTTTAGCAGTATGTTTAAACGAAGTTTGTTTTGAGCTAGGAATAAAAGATTTTAATGTATCTGAAAAAGTAATGAAGGAAGTTGAGGACATACTTATGGAATCAAATAGTACAAAAGAATTTTACAGTAAAACTTTATCTTATATAAAAGGAGTAGCGTAATGCCTAGAGGAACGAATGAGTATCATGGCGATGAAGATGAAATTGAGTCAGCCAGACAAGAGAAGGAAGATAACAATCCTAACGATGAACCAAACTTTGATGACTGGGAGATAGCATAATGAGTAAACTAGGCACAATATCAGTAAGGCTAGAGTATTTATTCCCAGATGATATGAGTAACGAAGAGATAGAAAGACAGTTACAGGACATAGAATTACCGAAGGAATATGTAGAAGATACATTTGTATATAAAGGAATTTGGAATACAGTTACTCACGATTGGGAGGACATATAATGGAAGAAGAAGATATAGAAGTATGCCCTTACTGCGGACATGAACGAGGCAATAAGTTTCAATGCTGCGGTGAGGTTCATTGGGTTAAACAAAGTGAATTGGAGGACGAATAATGAACAGACAAGAGTTTTATGAATGGCTGGACACCTGCCCGTCACATAAATGGGAAATAATAACAGATGATTTAGGTGAAACAAGAATACTATTTACTTATCAGGAGGATGAAGATGACTAAAACAGAAAAAGAGTTTGACGTAGGTTACCAAGTAGGCGTGAAGTCTGCAGGACTTTTAGAAAAGAAGGTAAAGAATCCTAACCATAACCATGTGGCAGGGCTAGTATCTAGCATACTAAATCTTTTGTACTTTTATGCACCGAAAGAAGAGTATGCGGACGAGTTACTAGAGTTTGCCGTAAACTTTGCTAAAGAAGAGGTAAAAGAAATGAAGGAAACGATGTAATAAATGTTGACTTATTTTTACTAGCAACTACAATAGACATTCAATTAATTTAAGGAGTAAGTATGGACAATATCACATTAGAATTTGTTAAAGATAACTTTAAGAACCAATCACAGGTTGCCGACCAACTAAAAATCAGTAGGCAAGCGGTAAGCAAATGGTTTATCACAGGAAACATTCCTAAATTGCGACAGTTTGAGATTAAGGAATTGTTAAGTAACAATGTTTAAACATAAAAAGGAAAATCATGCTGAAGATTAAGAACTGGGACAAGTACCAACACTATAAGCCCAAGAATCCGAAGTATCAGAAGAAGATGTCATGGTTTAAATTGTATGGTGCTGACCTACTAAACGATTTAGAGTGGAGTAGGTTAAAGCCTGATGAGAAGGTAACTCTGATTGAGCTATGGTGTTTAGCAAGTGAGTCTGAAGGAATCTTGCCAAGCGTTGAGGAAATAGCGTTTAGATTAAGACGTGATGAAAAGCAAATGGTTAAGCTGATAACCGCATTGCAAGGGTGGTTAGAGGATGAGTCTATACAAGGTCTATACGAGGTATATACAACGCCTATACTAGAGAATAGTAGAGAAGAGAATAAACCTTATACGATGACTGCTAAAGCGGTTGTTACTAAAGCACCCTCTGCACACTTTTCCAAGTGGTGGGATATGTTACCCAACACAAGGAAGGTGAACAGAAAAGGTTGTGAGGAGAAGTGGAGAGCCAAGAGGTTAGACAAGATAGCTACTGACATTATTAACTGGACTAGCGGCATGAGTAACAGTAAGGCGTGGAAGGAAGGATTTAATCCCTCTCCCGAAACGATTTTAAACCAAGAGCGTTGGCTAGATACCAACAGCAAAAGCTCTGTAATACCAAAGGGAGTTGTTTAAACATGAACACAGGTGATGTAGTAAGACAGCTAACAGTAACGAAGGAACAAGTAGTTGCCGAAGGCTATTACGAAACGACTGAAGACTTTAAGATTAAGTCTACTGACAACCTTTATGATGACGTAATTAAGTATTATAACGAGGAAAAAAATAGCGGTTACTCTATGGGGTGGAGGAAGACTGACCCTGACTTTTTAGTAAGGAAGGGTGAAGTCACTTGCATAACAGGCTCTAGTGGTAGCGGTAAAAGTATGATTCTATCGCAGATTTTATTACACCTGATGAACTATACAAAGGTGCTAGTAGCTAGTATGGAAATGCGACCCGTATTACAAATTGCTAGGATGATACAGCAGAAGGGTATGACAGACCCTACTGACCAATACATACGGGAGTTTTGTGATGAGTATAAGGACAGGCTGTACATCTATGACCAACAATCTACGACTAGCGAGGATGACCTATACGCTAGTATTCATTATGGCAAGCATGTATTGGGTTGTGATGTCATGGTGATAGATAGCTTAATGAAGGTGGATTCTGTATCAGAGGAAGACTATGGAGCTCAAAAACAGTTTGTTAATAGGTTGAGTTGCATTGCTAGAGATTTAAACATACACATCTTTCTAGTAGCTCATACCAAGAAAATGGATGAGTCTACCATACCAGACGCTACCCACATTCTAGGCTCTAGCCATATTAGAAACCTAGTGGATAACATTCTATGTGTATGGCGTAACAGGGAGCATGAGCGTTTAAACAGCACAGGCGACCTACCTGAAGACCGCAAGACTGAACCAACGGCATTGCTGTTAGTACAGAAACAACGTAACCATACCTATGAAGGCACGTTTGGTTTTTGGTTTGACATTAAAACATTAACTTACAAGGAGCGACCATTATGAGCGTGAACGAGTTTATTAAAGACCTAACCAAACTATTTGGAAAGGTGAGTTACAAGGCAACAAGCAAAGACGGACAAGTCTTTAAAACAAAAGACTGGGACGAAGTAAATAAAAAGTTTGACAAATAAAATTGAACTGGTATAGTAAAGCTGTAATATTAATTAACCTTTAAGAATAAGGAAGATAAAATGAAAACAAACCAATACATACTTGACACTAATCAAGCAGACCTAGAGCAACAAGAACAACTACACGAACTATATTCAGAGATAGAAAAAGAAGAGAAACGCACACAACTGCAAGCATTAACTAAAGCAGTAAGGGGTGAGTTTAATCTATTCGCTGAAATACAAAAATTTAATGAGATATATGGGGAATCCAAATGAGTAAGTACCAAGAGTTAAGAAAGATAGATGTTAGTAAGCACACTGAAAAGAAAGGTCAGTTTACTTACTTGTCATGGGCATGGGCAGTAGATATATTATTGCAAAATGATGAGTCTGCCACATGGAGATATGAACCTCCTACGATTATGGCTGACGGAAGTATGATGGTATTCTGTACTGTCCATGCTTTTGGTAAGGATATGACCGCACAGATGTCAGTAATGGATTTTAAGAATCAAGCTAAAAAAAATCCTGATTCCAATGACTTAAATAAAGCTATGCAAAGATGTCTGGCTAAAGCCATAGCGTTACATGGTTTAGGGTTGTACATATATCAGGGTGAAGACTTACCTGAAGGTGACGTGCTAGAACGCATTACTAATATCTTTAATGAGCAAGGTATAGATGAGGCTAGAAAGTATTTTAATACGCTAGATGGAGCTGACAGAAAGCTAGTTACGCCTTTTATTAAGAAAATAAAGGAAGAAAAAGATGATT